CGCAAAGGTGCTCATCAGCGAAGCTGGTGAGCGATGCGGGATCAGCACCGTCCGTGACATCAAAACCGTCACGGATCGCGTTGAACACGAAGGGATCTCGTTCTTGACGATTTCCCTACCGAACTTCTGTGTGGACCTCCAAAGGGCCCTTGCAGAAGAACAGGTAACTCACGACATGTTCGCTGGTTTCCAGCGACATGCAGGTCTCCCCAGATTTCTCGGAGGTTTCCTTGAGCTCGTGTTCGACCGAAGAAGCGGTCTACTCCTCAACCAGCCGTCAGAAGAGGCTATTCGAGTCGTCCGCCAGATTACTCTGGCATTCGGCAAGATGCACCTCGACTGCACGGATGCTCGGATCGCGAAGGCGATTCGAGGTTACGTTGAGTGTGAGCAGGACGTACGTCGGGCCGACATCGACTTCCCATCCTACAAGGATGAGTTCGTTCGTGTCGGTACGCTGCTTTGTGGTACCTTGTTCTCCCAACTTGACCTCGCGGTTGAGTTGGGGACGTTGGTCCCTAAGCATGGGTCCGGTTCCACCGCCGATCGTCTGCTTGGCAACGCCAAGTATGACAATCGTGAGTGGACGGAGCGTTTGGACAAGATCTTTCCAGTGATGGATTGGCTTGTCCCGACGTACAAGCACCTAGAGGTGCTTGACCGCGTTACGGTCCTCGAACCTGGGACGGAGCGGCCTGTTAAGGTCATCACCGTCCCTAAGACGCTCAAGACACCGAGAATTATCGCCATGGAACCTACGTGCATGATGTATGCACAGCAGGCGATCCATGAGCGGATTCTCGAGCTTCTTCCGAGGGATGAGATCCTCGGACAGCTGATGGATTACTCGACCCAGCTCCCTAATCAGGAACTGGCGAGGAAGGGATCCAGAGATGGCTCCCTTGCGACACTCGATTTGAGTGCCGCATCCGATCGTGTCTCGAATCAGCATGTACGGGCTCTTGTTGAGGCCTGGCCTGCGCTTGCGCAGGCTGTGGACGCAACGAGATCCCGGAAGGCTGACGTACGTGGCCATGGTGTCTTACGCCTGGCCAAGTTCGCGTCGATGGGTTCAGCTCTCTGTTTTCCCTTTGAGGCAATGGTCTTCACGACCATTGTATTCCTCGGGATCCAGGATGAGCTGGGTAGACCACTCACCAGGAGGGATATCAAATCCTTCCATGGTAAGGTGCGTGTGTATGGGGACGACATCATTGTCCCCACACACTTGGTCACAAGCGTGATGAAGCGACTCTCATCTTTTGGGATGGTAGTCAACACCGCGAAATCGTATGGAACCGGGAGGTTCCGCGAAAGCTGCGGAGCGGAC